GAACAGGAGTAATTATATTCTGAAGTTGTATTACTAATATACTGCATAAAACAGCAATACCTACTAAAAGCATAGCGTAGATTCGCATTTTTGCTCCTTTTAATAGTTTAATACAGTATTATATAGCCTGTCGGCTATTATGTCAAATGTTGACCGTAAGTCCTTTATCTTTAAGGATTTTTTGGTTTTGTCCTGCTAACAGACTACCCTTAATTGCCTCACCTATAGTGTTCGTCTCGATCAGATCCAATAAAATCTGTCTAGCACCTAAATTGTGCTGATCTCTGCCTATACTAGGTAATTGTTCTGCGAAAGATAATGCGATTGCCTTACTGGAAGAAAAATTAGTTGTATCTATATCAACTTTGGTTAGAAGTGCTTTCGAGTCGAAAACTTGTTTGCCTATGGCGTCCCAGTTGTTATATATTGTTTCTGACGCCTGTCTCAATTCTAAACTTCCAATAGATAGAAATGACCTAAGGTTGCTATAATAGGTGTCAAGTGCTGTTTCTATAGCCGCAATAGCTAGAGCTTTACTAGCATACGATCCTGCTCCTACCCCAGTTACAACATAAGGTGCTCCGCCGGCATCAGCGGCAACGCTTATTATATTATCATAGCCTGCTATAATGTTAACTCCGTCAGAACTTGCCGAAACCACTGCTAGAGCTGTAACAATCTCATCTAATCTATTTTGTAAGTATGTTCCTGATACAGGACCTAATATATCTCTCACAGTTGCTTGTCCATACACCCCATCTCCTGTGCCAACCTGTGCAAGTATTGTATCTGTAGTATCTGTGGGTAATGTTAAGGTTATATTATCTAAATTAGATAATGCTCCTGGTGTTACTAACGATTTTATAAGATCCCCTAACTCAATATTACTTCTTATTCTTATTCTGTTAAACTTTGTAAGTGCTTGGGCTACTTCTGTGTAACTGCTAAAGTTTATATTATCATATGACGTCAATAAACTCTTCTTAGGGTTTAAAACATCTGCCAATGTCCTTACTCTAGGGTTATTAGCAAACTCAAATCCTTTTCTAAATTCGTCATTAATGTTTATATTGTCTAAAAGACTGTAAAAGAAGTCCTCATATGATGTGTTGTACCAGTCTATGTCTGTAGACAAGTCGAGTGACGATATAAAGTCCTCTAATGGCTGAGCTAGGCCAAGTTCGTTGTCTATAACAAGTTTAGCCAGGCCTCTTGCAGTACCAAACAACTCTAGATCCTTATAATCAAATATGTTACCTAGCCCTATAATGTCATCGCCAAAATTATTAAGGTTATCTTGTGTGTTTACTATTAGGAATCCTGTCAGACCTGCTGTTACCGTATCACTTTGTACATTAACTTTAGCACCATGATCTTCTAAGTTCGTATAATTTATTGTATTGATATTATCCATGGTATTGAAAACTGATGTAGCATAACCATGCGATTGCATTAGAAACTGTAGAAAACCTGTATGATCACCACTTGCAAACAACGTTGTAGCGTATGTGTAGTAAGCAGAGCGTAAACTAGATGTAGGTGTTACAGTAGTGTAGGCACTAGGCACATTACCAACAAGTCCTGGCATAATGTCATTACCTAAGTCGCTTATGTCAACACCTACGCCATCGGCATCTGAGATTGCTTGTTGCGCTTTAGAAATAATGTTGGTGTTTGCATATTCTGTAAACAGGGTGTTCACAAAACTATTGTCTAGTCCTTGGTCTTGAACTAGACCTCTTGCGGCAATGATCGCTAGGTGCTGTGACATCTATTACCCACCACAGATTACTGTGGATTCTCCTGTGGCGTTACTGTGCCCACAGTTATTTGCGTCGCCTATACGAGTCACACCTCTACCACCAGCAAACACAGTGCCACTATGCCCCACTACTACAGGAGCACAATGAGGTGCACCTACAGGAATACACGCCGCATCTGGTGTTAAGACTGATCCCTTAACAGCGCAGGCGTTTCCGCTTATTATTACATTTTCAATTACATTAGACTGTATTACACCATTTGCAGTATTAATGTCACTTCGTCTGGATACTGGCGGCACTTACATCTCCTTTGGCTATCTGTATACCCGATGTGCCTTGTATATAACTATCAGCGGCGTCTTTGGCAGTAGTACCATGAAACACAATATGCTGATTTTTTAGCACTACTGTATTTATTTGCGCTGTCATGCCCATTGGTATCAAAGCCATTCCTTGTTGACTTGGCATCAGTGAGAGAGGTTTTTCTACTTCAAACCCTTCTTCTTTACACTCTACAATTCTAGCAATACATTCCTGTCCTGTTACTAACATGAAAGTTACAATATCACCTTTGTCGTACTGTGGTTTGTTAATTAGCATTTAGTTCCTCAATTCTCTGTTTAATAACTTCTAATGGTGCTTTTGCAAGTCCTTGGTAACCACCTTCTACAAGTAGTTGTCCTTTTACATACAGTTGTGGCACTGTCTTGTGACCCTCTGCTAAAACAAACTGCTTTGCTGATGAGTCTTTAATAATATTAACTTCCTCGTATGGGATGTTGTTTTTCTCCAGTAGTGCCTTTGCCTGAGAGCAGAAAGGACAATGGTCTTTTGTATATAATGTAATCATAAGAATTTTTTCACCTTTTCAAATACTTCATCAAAGTTTGTAATAACTTCTTCGTTGTTATCGAACACAATGCTGTCCTCTAAATTAGGACAAGCATCACATATACAGTTGTATTCGTCTGCTGAGCAGTCAGCAATATTGTCGATATGTGTGTAAGTATAACGCTTTTGTTCCATAAGAGCAACATCACGTTGCGTCATAATCCAGTTACCTAGTAGCTCGTACTCACTAAACCATTTGATGTTTGGGGTAGGAACACTGTCTGGATCTTCAGGAACATTATTAATTATCGCATCAAAAGGATCGCAGTTATTTCTTTCAATAAGAGCGTGTTTAAGTTTCAGCCAGTCCTCTTTATAAACAGGCATAAACTCTGTGACAAAACTATGAGGTACTTGACGTTCTATACCTAATGCATTTTGTAATACTTGGTAGTAACCCGGACTGTGTGTTTCGTTAGGCAGTATAAAATACTTGAGTAAGTCACCTTCCCATAAGTTGTACGGGTTTATACAAAATGTATCAGGGTCTTGTATGAGGATTACGTCTGCATCTATGTAATCTAGACTAGCAAGTTTGAGTGCTTGTTGATATAACCAACTATTGCGATAGTCTCCAGGGATCCACCAGTTACGCACAGATGGATATAGACTATCCATCTCACCATCAAACACATATTTAAATTCTGATGTGTCTAGGTACTTAGATAAAACTCTATCTAAAAATGGATTGTCTTCTGTAGTTTCACAATTTGTGAATATGTACGTTTCGTCTATACCCTGGATATAGTGGTCAAACTGTAAACTTAAGCAAGTATGTGGTATTCTATAGTGTGCAACAAATAACGCTCGTGCAACCTTCACAAAGTCATACCTTTGAAGGTATCTCCGTCAACGTCTTGTTTTGTGCCACCAATTACATAACTACTAAGTTCTACTTCTTGTGGTGCTACTTGTACTTCAGCACCAGCAATCCACTTCTGTGTCCACGGCAGAGGATTGCTTTGTCCTACTCTGTATGGCGACTCTACACCAATAGCAGTCATGCGCTTGTTGGCTAGCCATTCAACATAGTCTGTAAGTAGTTGCTTGTTAAGACCAATCATTGATCCGTCTTTAAACAAGTATTCTGCCCAAGCAGTTTCTTGTTCTACAGCATCTGTAAATATTTTCTGTATTTCTTGTTCGCACTCTTTCTTAATCTTAGCAAAGTCTTTGTCATCTGTTGGCAGTAACTTTAACAATGCTTGGGTACTTGCAAGGTGTACATTTTCATCACGAGCAATAAACTTAATAATTTTAGCATTGCCTTCCATTTTTTTAAGTTCAGCAAATGCCCAACTACATGCAAATGAAACGTAGAAGCGAATACCTTCTAATGCGTTAACACTATTGAGAGCAAGCCATAGTTTCTTCTTAAGTTCGTACTTGTCTATCTTATATGACTTTCCATTTACTGTATGGTCGCCTTCGCCTAATAGGCTATAAAACTGTGAGTAGGTAATAAGATCATCGTAGTACCCTGTAATCGCTTCTGCGCAGGTCACAATCTCATTAATATCAGTTAGCCCATCGAATACTTTTGCAGGATCGCTATACACATTACGAATAATATGTGTGTAACTACGACTGTGAATAGTTTCGTTAAATGCCCAAGTCTCTATCCAGGTTTCAAGTTCTGGAATTGTGCATAGAGGCAAAAATGCTAGATTAGGCGAGCGACCTTGTACACTGTCTAATAGGATTTGTCTTTTAAGGTTACTGGTAAAGATGTGTTGCTCATGCGCAGTTAAGTCTTTAAAGTCTTTGGCATCACGCATGACATCAACTTCTTCTGGTCTCCAAAAGAAACCTAACTGTTTGTCTGTAAGTTTTTCAAACTGTCTGTACTTTACTGTATCGTATCGTTGTATACCACTACCACCTTTTGGATCCAAGAAAGCCAATGCCTTAAGGTGGTTGTTGTTTTTCTGAATGTTAAAAACGCTCATTATTATATCCTATATTACGCAACTCTCACAGGCTTCGTCGTCGACTTCACCGGGTTGCAGTTCCTCTAACTTATTCACATCTATTTCACCTTGACCATCATAGGTGTTGAAATAGTATAACTGCTTGCCACCATACTTGTAAAACATCATTAGATGCTTTAACATGTCGCTCATTGGTATCTTTTCATCTTCGTACCACTGTGGATTGTAACTGGTATTAACACTAATACCCTGATCGATATACTTCTGTAGAACTGCCATAATCTTCAAGTAACCACTTGGGTCTCTTTGATCCCATAACAATTCGTATTTATTTTTTAGTCTGCGATACTCAGGTACCACTTGTTTTAACACACCGTCTTTACTTTGTTTTACACTAACATAACTGCGTGGTGGCTCAATGCCGTTAGTAGCATTACTAATCTGTGCAGATGTTTCTGCAGGCATAAGTGCCATTAGTGTAGCGTTTCTAATGCCATGCTGTTTAATCTCTTTGCGTAGGTAGTCCCAGTCAAACTGTCTTTGCTTGGGCTCTACTAATTCGTCAACATCACGTTTGTATGTGTCAATAGGAAGTATGCCATCTGCATACTTCAAGTTATCAAAGCCTTCACACTTACCTTGTTCTTTGGCAAGTTCCATACTGGATCTAATTAAGTAATAACTCCAGGCTTCTGCGTACTGGTCTACTAGCTCTAGTGCTTTGGGATCACTATAACTTGTATCGTTCTTTGCTAACCAGTATGCTAAATTAATGATACCAACACCTAATGGTCTGTATTCACGTGTGGCTTCTTCTGCCGCTCGTACTGGATATCCTTGATAACTTAGTAGTGCATCTAGTCCACGTACTGCTAGTCTACAAGGCTTCTCAAAATCTTCTGGAGATTTAATTGCACCCCAGTTGATAGCACTCAGTGTACATAGGGCAATCCTACCTTCTGGATCCTCAAAACTTGTAAGTGGTTTAGTTGGCAAGTCGATTTCGCAACATAAGTTACTTTGTTTAATTGGTGCTACTTCTTGCTTGAACGGTGAATGTGTATTTGCATGATCCACGTTCATTAAGTAGACACGCCCTGTGTCTTTACGCTCCTGCATAAAGGCAGTAAACAAATCAATTGCTTTGATCTTCTTCTTGCGAATGCTTGTCTTACGCTCTGCCTGCTCATATAACTCTTTAAAACGGTCTGCGTTAGCATAGAATGCTTCGTACATTTCCGGTACATCATTGGGCGAAAACAGGGTAATATCTCCCCCTTGGATAAGCCTTTCGTACATTAATTTGTTAAACTGAACGCCATAATCCATGTGGCGTACTCTATTGTCCTCTGTGCCTTTATTGTTCTTTAAAACTAATAAATCTTCTACTTCCAAGTGCCAGATAGGATAATATAGTGTTGCCGCTCCGCCACGCACACCACCTTGGCTACATGATTTAACAGCACTTTGGAATAACTTGTAAAACGGAATAACGCCTGTGTGATAAGCATCACCGTTACGCACTGGCGAATTAATAGCACGGATACGTCCCGCACCAATACCAATGCCTGCTTTTTGTGATACGTATTTTACAATAGCACTGGCTGTTGCGTTAATGCTGTCTAAACTGTCATCAGTTTCTACTAGCACACAACTACTAAATTGTTTTTGTGGTGTACGCACACCTGCCATAACAGGAGTAGGCAAACTAATTAAGTGGTTACTGATAGCATCGTAGTAATCATGTACCCACTGTAGTCTATCCTTTTCGTAGTCTTGGAATAGTGTTGCCGCAATTAAAATATATGCAACTTGTGGTGTTTCGTATAACTGTTTTGTTACACGGTTTTGTACTAGGTACTTGCCTCTAAATTGTTCCATAGCAACGTATGTGAAGTGTTCATCACGCTCGTGCTTGATGTAACTGTCTAACTTTGCCCACTCTTCTTCAGTATATGCTTCTAGCAGTCCGCTGTCGTAATAACCACGTTCTACATTTTTCTTTACAATGTCAATCAGTGTCCAAGGCTCGTACTCGTTGTAAACTTGTTTTCTAATATGATAGTTAATTAATCTACCAGCAACATACTGATAGTTAGGTGTCTCTTCTGAAATTAAATCTGCCGCACTTTTAATAAGTGTTTCTTGAATGTCGGCTGTTTTTATTCCATCATAAAATTGTAAACTGGATTTAATTTCTACTTCGCTTGCGCTTACACCTGTAATGCCTTCAGTTGCCCACATGACAACTTTGTGCATCTTCTCGATGTTTAAGGGCTCTTTGTGTCCCTCTCTTTTAGTAACTAAGATTTCGCTCATTGATTCCTCATAGGTATTGTTCTAGTTGTAGGTCCTTAGCGAAGTATTGACACATCACTCTTAAATCTGGACTAACATGTTTTTTATTTACTATCTCCATCCACTCGTAATTAAGTATATATTTTCCATCGTCAATCGATACTATATAGCGATACTCTCCGTTCTCAAGCCCTATCTCAACACTATATGTATGTTCATTATGTCCGCTTAGATACAAAGTATATAGGATTCCAAGACACTTTGCAAGTTCATCATAGCCAGAGTCTTCTAACAATTCCCAAGGGTCTGGCCACATCTTTGTAGAAGTGTAATCCATCCAGTTACTAATAATAGGAGCATAAGACCACAACTCTAACGTGTCCTTAAGTGCTTGCTCGAAAGGTTTGTTTTCTATTTGATGTCTAAAGGCAGCCCATTCACGGATGCGCTCCGAAGACTTTTGGTACTGCCAAATCATTAATAAAGATATCTAATTGAGTATTTCATTGTGGCATTGTTGCCAGTTGATGTTGTTGCATAGTTAATGGTACTTGTGTTAGTAGCAAATGTAACTGTTAGTGTTACACCCGTTGATGAGTCTTCTGAGAAGTCATCGCTATAACCAACACTTGTACCGTGACCTATTCTTAATGTTCCTGTTCTGTATGTTGTGCCACGTACAATGCTATAATCTATAATAGCACCGTGTGTATATTTGCTGTCAGCAAGAGTAATACCTGTTGTTGTAGTAGTTGTGTTATCAAGTAAAGTTACTGACTTGCCTGCTTCTTGTCTGTGCGCACCGTACTGAATACTGTGATCAGCAATTATACCGTAACTTGATAAGTTATTACTTTGTATTCGAGGTTGGACAAGATCATCTGTGTCGTTTCTTTCGAAATGATCACCTATGCTGTAATTGCCTGCAGATGCAAACTGTATTACTGGAGCCGTCTGGTTACCCGCACCATTGTAAGTGTTTCCTACTTCATAGAAATAGTTGAATGCTGATACTATATGTTTGATTGTAGAGTAAGTATGTATAGCACTATTAGATATTCTATCAAAATGGCTATGTGAAACTTTTAGTCCTCTTGGTCCTTCGTCCTGTGGTGAAGATCCTGTTAAATTCTCACCTACTTTAATGCCTTTGAAAAGCTCATCAAAGTGACTTGCGTTAATTACTATGTTTCTACAATTATAGTCTAATTCTAAACCAAATGTGTTATTAGTAAAGTAACAGTTTTCAAAAGTAATATGTTGACTAATTAAAACGGCTGTGGACTCAATCAATACGTTTGCTTTTGCATCTGTAACAGTGGTAGGTAATGTTAAGTTACCTTTAAACTTAACGTCATCAAAATGAACATGTTGTGCAGAGCTAAGTAGAGCAACATGGTTTGTTGTGCTATTCCAAAATGTACAACCAGATACTTCAATATACTGTGGTCTTGTGGCGGCGTTTGTAGCAATACCAGCATCTGTCTGTTGTAGACTATCTGCTAATTTAAAAACGTAATCTT